TGTGCAATAATTGCTAATGCTTCTTCCACGGTATAAAATTGAATCAATGACTGCAATCTATCCATAGTGTTTTGTCGTTCTTTTGCTTTGGCTTGTAACGCATCTAATTGTACTTTGTATTGAGAAGCAGCATTAACTTCTTCCTCATTAACCATTCTCTCCATAGTATAATATCTTCCTCCTCTCCAAGATCCTGCTCCTCTATCTACTATAATATTTTCATACTGTGGATTTACAATCTTACTTTGTAATTCCTCTGCCTGTTTCTTCTCTTCTACTGTCATCGTAGACTTAGTACCTAACATTGTATTTACTTGTTCAAGACTTAATCCTCCTAATTTACCTAAAACAGATTGATACCTACTAGCATCAACGCCTGTTTGCCCTTTTTGCCCTTGCCCACCAAATAATCCTGCCACTGCATTTTTACCTGTAGACTCTATACTCTTCCAAGCATTGCCTGCCGCAGTTTCAAATGCTCTAAAAGCATCTTTTGCACCAGCCATAAAATCTCCTGCAATTTTATCTAATCCTAGAAACTTTAGTACACTCTTCCAAAACTCTACAAACTTATCCCACGCAACTTGTATTACTTGCCCTATTGAATTAAATAACGAATACCCAAAATCATACAGCTTTTTTATTGCTGGCGAAATTATTGACGCTATAGACTTCATAACAATACTACCCCACTCAGCTAATTGCTTTACTGCTGGCATTAGAAAGTCACTTATCGTTGAAAATGCAATTTTTGCCCACTCAGTAAGTTTCTTCCATGCTGGCATAATAAATGAAGTTACTCCTGATCCTACGCCTACAAAAAAATCTACAATTCCTTTTATTGTGTTATCTATGTTTTTCTGTGTTTGAACTTTCCATTCTTCAAATCCCTTTGCCATTGCATCCCAATCTACTTCAGCAAAAAAATCATATAGCTTTAGTATAGCAGTAGGAATAGGTAACAAAAATGCTAATGCAATTCCCAACTCAGAATTTAATGCATCCCTAAATGTTCCAACTGGATCACTAAAGAAGTTTGCAATTGCGGTGCCTATATTAGTACCTAAACTCTTCATTATTGGATACAAAACTTGAAAAAGTGGCAGTGCTACATTTCTCATAAACAGTATCATAAGCGGTCTTAAAAGAAATCCTATAAAATCACCAATTGGTCTAAATATCATCATAACACTGTGCTGAAATAATTTTAATACACTTTGTAATATTGGACTTGACTCAGTTATTAGTGCAACCAAACTTCCTACTCCTGCACCTATACCAACTAATGACATAGTAGACTTAGATATTCCTTCCATTTTGCCTAAAACCTTACCTAATATTCCAGTATGTTTTTTCTGCCCTTCTGACTCACCTGCTCCATCTGCCCACGTTTTACCCTTTGTCTTACCTGTTACTGTACTAGTTACTGAACTCGTTGCCTTTTTAATAGGATCTAACTGTACTTCTAAATTTTTAAATGTAAAATTAAATGCTTCTTTGATCTTCTCTAATTGTCTATTTAGTATGGTCTCATCTAATTTGATTGAAACTGTATAATTACTTGCCATTTAACCCTCTAAGAATATTTACTACCATCCTGATTAATAATTTTGCCTCAATTTCGTCTACTTGTGCAGGAGTCCAATGAAAATTCATAGCACATAACGTGTATATTGCATCATCTAATGTAATTTTTTCATCTAACTGTCTAGATCGTTGATCGTTTGTTGTGAGGCTTTGCCCACTTTCCTCCCTATTGTCGATAAAAAATCGGCTAATGGATACAATTCACTTACCTTATCCATTACTTTGTCTACAACAGTCCACGGTACTGCCTCAAACTTTGCTTGACTTTTCCATTCTAATGGCTCTACAATTGCTGCCTGAGTTATTCTTTCTAAATATACGTCAGGCTTTATGTCAATCTTTCCACTTGCAAAATCTTTTAGGTTTACACTTTCATTTAGAACTCTTTTTATTACTCCAAATGATAGTTTATCTTCTATTTTGACATTATATGTTTGTCCATCATCTTCTATCGTAAATTCTTTTATCGCCATATCTTCATTTGTACTGAAAAATGCTTGAATATAACACTTACTATTTTTTATGGAGGCGTTGCCACATTATCAGTTGCTACTGCTGTCAATGATCTTATCTGCCACGTTAAATCCTCAAACACTGGATCTACCCCTTTAGCAGTATATGTTTGCTCACTAATTCCTACTCCAGTTCCAGTCAAAGTAATTGTTTTTTCACTTGTTCCCGACAATCCATTTGAAAATTTCAAAACTAATGTTGCTACTTCTGTTCTATCTAACACTCTTTGTAATTGAGTTTTATCAACCATTGCAGCATTAAATCTTCCAGTAATGTCCAGAATTCCTCTAAATGCACCAACTGCTTCTTTACTGTTAAAACCATACACTAAAGTTACATTTTGACCTATTGAGATTTCTGCACTTTGCACTTGTGCTATTGTTGTTCCACTAGGTAATTGTATTAATCCGTGTACAAACGTAAATGGAAAATCATAACTATCACTCGGAGGACTTGAATCTAAAGTCGTACTAATTGTTCCCTCCTTACCACAAACAACATCTGCTGTACATCTTATCACATCATTCTGTGAACATCTTATTGTAGCACTATTGATACAACAACCAAGCAATGTTCTAACTGTATTTGATGTCTCACTTGCAAAACCTATCTCCCATGCAAATGATTTTACGGTTTTCAACCCTGTATATGTATGAGTATATGGACTTGTTCCAGCATCTACTCTATTATTCAATATTAATTCTAACCACCATGGAGAACTCAAAACAAATGCAAGTGAAACTTTCTTAGAATCCTGCCCATACGCAAATTGATCAACTTCTATACTATTTAGTTGTGACAATGGTATTTGATTATTAGTCGTGGTAATTGGGGACAATTCTTCTGATAAACCAAAAACCTTGGTTTTTGTTGAATCATCTCCACCAAATGTAGACTCAAAGTCGAATTTGCTATATACATGAGCTCCAGTTCGTACCATATCTCAATCATTTTACTTTAATCATAATTTAAAAGTTACTTATGGAAATGCTGGCTCATGTTTTAATGCTTGAACATCAACTATCCCTCTAAATGCTCCTCTCATATCTTTACTTAAATCAGTATATCCTTTTATCAAAATATAAGCATACCCTGTATATTTGACATTCGTTTTCAGCAATGAAACTACAGAATTGACCATTTTATCAAATCTGGTTCTGTCTAAATTTGTTCCAATTTCAATAGTAGCACTTAACCAACTATTCCATTCTAATCCTCCCAAATATGTTTCCATTTTTTCAGAATCTACATATATCAACACATTTTCATCTTTTGCTTGCCCATATCCATGAACTTTTACATCTTGTACTATATCAATATCTGGTTTTGAACCAAAATCTGTAGTACTCCAAGTATTAAGAATTGTCTTTAAATCATTCAAAAACTTATTTGCTTGTGCTCCATCAACCATGTTCTAAGTCCTCTAACACTTTCTTAACAACTCTGCTTGGTGTAATTCCTTCTTCATATATCATATGCTCTATATACTTTGCAAATGCATAAGCATTTTTCTCATCAACACCTACTTTACTCATAGCCCATTCTGCTAACGGTTTGATTGGTACATGACTTCCAGCAAATCTTCCATATTCAATATTATACATATAGTCTAAAAATGTACCAACTACTGAATCATTCTCATAATAATCAAAACATTCTGCTGCTATTCCGCTATCAATTTTTCCTTCTTGCTTCATTTTAGATTTTATTTTTTCAATAATATAATTAGCTAAATCCTCCTTCAATTTTATTATTTCTGGATCAATACTCAACTACAACAAACTCTTGATGATCTGATATTGCTCTATCTATACTATCGTTCCATTGCTGCACTACCTCAGATGTCCTAAGTCCTCTGTCCTCTCCAAATTTAACATAACTCATAGCAAATGATCTTTCAATGAGTTTTATTGCAACTAATTTTATTACTACTTCTTTAACCCACTTTGGAACTGATGAATCACCATAACGATATGTAATTCTAACTCTGTTTTCTCTTCCTAAAGAATAATAATAATTTCTTAAATACAAAACACCCAAATCATATTGCATCTTCCAATCACTTGTACTTGTTATATCTTGATACTGCTCTGCATTTATTGTAGTTATTTTTCTATGTTGCAAATGTATTGGTGTACCCCAATATGGTTCATAAATATTTGAAATATCATGTATTTCATTTGTACTTGTTCTTGTAGTCCATGCATGTCCTACTCGTTCTTCTATTTCATTTTCTGCCCAATTGATTAATTCTTCTACAAACGATTGCTTCGGATCTGTTGTCGAACTAATCGTCAAAGTATTTCCTGTCGATCTATCAATAATGCCCATAAAATCTATTACTTCTTGTGCTGTACAATAAACAACTGCCATACTTTACTTTTTTATTTTCTATAAATTAAACTATTCGTATATGACTTTAATCAATGCTGTTGAACCAGTAAAAGTTGCTCTTAATCCTGCATTAAATGCTATATTAACATTTGATAAAGACGATACATTATCGCATTGTAAAGTTATTTTTGCAGTACTGCTATTTTCCGTTCCATCTCTTAATACTATTACATCTGTTGCATTTGCCTTTACAACATAAATTGATCTAACAACACACCTACCTGTTTTAATTTGTACTGCTGATGAACCAACTAAATCCACCCACTTGCATAAATTTCCGCCTACCATACTATAAGTTCTACTCTTATTTAGTTATTTAATAGTTACTAATAAAAAATAATGAATGTGGATTTTATCCACTATTTTTGAGCAAACACAAGAAACTCAAACACTTTACTATTTATGATTGTAGACGATGCTGCTAGCTGTGTCAATGCCACTACACCTGACGATGTACTTGTCGGCTCTTGTCCAAAACATAGCACCTTTTTATTTGTCTCATCATATCTAGCAATTACATTTGCATCATTCTGTATTGGTACTACCCATAGAAACGTTTTTGCTCCATTAGATAATAAGTCTGCACTAAATCCATTTGTTGCATAATTATCTGATGCACCAACTGTGACTTTAGCGACATATATCAATAACTTTCTTCCTTGCATCAAAGCATGTGGCGTAAATTTTCCACCAACTAATGACTTGAACTCTGACGTACTAACTGTTATCGCCATATCTTACTTCACCTAGAGTTTAATGTCTCTGATTTTGCCTTGTCCATTGAATCGTCTGCAAATTGTTTCTCCCATAGTCCAATAGAGTCCTTTCTCTACAAATTTACTCAATGTAAAAGGCCATCCTTGCGTATTATGAGTTGCCTCATTATACACTGTTGGAACTGCAATCATTATTCCCAATCTTGGATAACCAAATCCATCATGATCAGACGTATCAAATGCAAATAGTCTACCTACTTCATTTGTATCTGAACTATAACTTGGAGCATCCTTACTTGGTATGAATGGAATTCCATAAAGGCTTGACACATGCAAACCTACGCCTTGTCCATTAAATGTTTGTACACCGTTCACATCAATTTGAATTATTGATTCACCTATTGGATACCTAACTTGTGGACTGTATATTTCTTGAATTTCAGAGTATACTTCGTGACTTCCTACAAGTACATTTGGATCTTGTCCACCAGCTTTTCTAATTTTCCTTAGAAATTCTAGTATTACAGTATTCGTCAAAACATCATTTGTTCCAATTGTTCCACTTGCTGATACAACAGTTGCATCATACTTTGTTAGTGAGTCTCTATCAAGAGTGTCCCACGGATCATACCAATCTGCGTATGTCCCACCAAGCTGATCTTCTTCTGAATCTGCTGAAACAATTCTATCAAGTGTTTCAAAGTTATTTGTACCTGTAAAATCTGCTGATGCACCTGCTGCTGCTCCTTCAACATCACTAAATAGCATTTGTGCTAATAGTTCTTTATGTTGTGTTGCATTGAAAAGTCTTAAAGAAGCAAGACTTCCCCAAATGTCATCTTTACTGTTATTTGCTAACCATTCCATTTGAACTGATGCTCCAA